ACGCCGCCTCCCGTCCAAAAATCTTCTCAAATACGGGAATGACGCTGTCATAGTAGCGCCACGTCTCGACCTCCTTCACGCTGTGCTCCGACTTGGAGTAGAACAGCTTGCCGTACTCCGCCGTCTTGAGCTTGTGCTGATTGGCGAGCTTGCCGACTTTGTTCGCGGAGATGCCGAACATCTCTCCGATTTCTTTTGCAGAGTAAGTGCGACGTTCTGCCGTAGGGAGCGGAAGAATCTCATAACCTGCGAGTACCTCTGCCGCCTTAGCGTTGCAGACCTCTCTGTAGTCCGCAATCTTCGTGCGGTCAGCGAGCTTGATGAACAGGTTCGCCATCCGTACGCGGGAATTGCGTTCCATCGCATCAGCGCGTTTCTGTTGAATGTCGGCGTCGGACTTAGGTTTTGCGGTGTAGCTCCCTGTTTTACGAATTGCGGGGAGGACTTCGGCGGTTACCCAACGTTTGAACTTCTTCGCCGTGGGGAGCTTCGAGGAGAGAATGAGGGAGTAAAGACCGGACTCATTAATAACCCATCCGCCACGTTGCCCCAACTCAATCCCAATTTGGGACTGAGTAGTTCCGTCTATCATTTGACGATCCTCTTCGTCAACATGGTCAACAACGGCTTTGGTTGTCCTCTCATATCCGAGGATTTCAGTTACATCCTTACCGACAAAATACGGTTCGTTACTGATCAGAACTGTCCGAACTTGCCCAAACTCATCACTTTTGAAAATCTGTAATTCATTCTTCATATTGTATTTTCCTTTCTTTTCCGAAAGGACTATGATATAATGAACCCATCAAGTCCCTTTCGGATTTGCTTTAAGACAGCCTAGTTCCGCCAAGAAGTTAGGGCTGTCTTTTTAATTCTGCGGAATGTACGCTTCTGACCTTGGCACGTCCTTCATGAGCTCCGGATAGCGTTTCTTGAGGTCATCGTAGATTAGATTTCCGATGTACGCAGCTATTGTCATGCCGTTCATCGAACTATGTCCTTTTACAACCCCTCCAAGTCGCTGCCCTAAGCGCAAATTCGGTCTGACGATTTTCATTCTCCTCACCTCCTCATCGTTCGATATACACATAATAACCTATATTGTTTTTCTAGTCAATACGTTTTTGTATATTTTATCATCCCCTTTACTAAGTATAGATTTTTTCGTATACTGTAAAAAGGAGTGATTCATATGCAATTTGGCGAAAAACTAAAAGCGTTACGTGAAAAACATAATCTAACGCAAACTGATGTGGCGCAAGCACTCGGAGTCACGCAACGTGCCATTAGTTATTATGAGAACAAGAATGTTGTCCCAAACGACCCAAAAGCCTTGAATAAACTCGCCGAGTTTTTTAACATAACGCTCGATGAGCTATTACTTAAAAATGAAGGTTCAAAATCAAAACTACATGCCTTAGTAGAAAAATTAACTATTGATACTCAAAACAAACACATCAAATGGATTCCATTAGATAAAGCTGCAGATGACCGTATGATGTTCCCATCTGATACACCGTTTCATATGGCTCTATTCAAAAATCATAATTTCCCTCACCTTGATTATGAAATATCTGTCCATGGATCTTATTTTGCTGAATATAAGGAAGGAGGATATCTTCTGTCAAAATGGATATCAAATAACGGTGATGTAGATATTGCCTTATTTATTTATCTAAATGACAAATTTTCTTATGTCGCAAATAAAGATTCCATTACACAAATAGACGAACTATATTGGACACTAACAAATACCTCTTCCAACATCAGCGAATTCATCGACGAGTATTTAGATGACGATTTAGAAGACGCCTCTCAAAAATACAATACGTTTAATCCTGACGATCCTCCTTTTTAAAATTCTGCTGTCCACAGAAAAATTTTTCCAAAACAGAAAGATTCTAGGAGGATTGGACATGCTGAAATTTGAAGGAATCGACAAAGTACCATTGAACGCAGAGGAAACCGAATTTTTCGATGCCCTCAGAGAAAAGGCTGCGCATTTGCCCGGTGATTTTCACCTTAAACGTACTGGCGGCAACGATTTTCAAGCATGGTATGACACTGTCGGTTTCGTTGGCAGAATCAACCTATGGCGCGAACCCGATGTGTTTGCGGTCAAAAGAACCGGTGCACAAAGAGCGACAAGGTTATTCTCCACCTTAGAAGAAGCCGAAACCTTTGCTATGCAGAAAGGGGCATCCTATTTTGTAGAAGTGCGTCACGGTGAAGCATTTTGTCGAATGCAATATTGTTCCGGTGAAGACGATTCCTATCACCTTAACAATCCTACGCTGAAGGACTGCATCAAAACCATCCCCAAGTGGCTGAAATATATCGCATTCATGGAAAAACTTGATGCAAAACTAGATGCTTTGCTCTATTCATAGAAAAAGCCGCTCCGCTCTGGAACGGCTTTTTTCTATGCCTTTTTACGCCCTCATGCCGTCGAGCTCTTTGAACTTCTCCGGCACCTTGATTCCCTCGAACGTGAAGGCAATCTCATCTTCAAGCCACTTGCCTTCGGCGTCGAACGCCGCGACCGTTATCTTGTCAATGTTGCAGTCGGTGAGAATCACCGTCCGCTTGCCCGCCTCGCTCGTCGGGTCTTCGTTCACGACCTGCAGGTCGAAATACGTGTCTACGCCCTCGTTGAGATACTTCAATATCATATCGTCGAACAGGGACGTGTTTTTGTAAATCGTCAGCGTGCCGCTGCCCTTGCCTCCGACGGATTTGTTCCCTTTGAGCAGCCGACCGAGGATTGGGACTTCCTCCTTCTCCTTCTCAATCGTCGCTTCAAGGCTCTTTGCCTGAAAGAGCAGCTTGCGCTCGCTCCCGACCGTGATGTACGCGCTCGCGAGTTTCGCCGAAATGACGTCCTTCGCGAGCATCGTCCGAATTGCGCTGATTCCTGCCATATTCAGTCCTCCTTTTTCAGCTGATCAAAATCGTACAATAGAGTTTCTCCATACACGCCGTCGGCTGAATCTCAAACGTCCACAGCACCGCTGTCTTTTCCTCGCCCTGCGACGGAATCGGCAGGTCGGCATCGCGGAAGTTCTGAATCGCGCGCACCCGCTGATACTCCTCAAGCAGCGCGACGCCGTCTTTCCAGAGCGACAGCCGCCCGTCTGCGTCGTTTTGCACCTTGCCGAGGTAAATACGATTGAACAACCGGCTGAGATCGAGAGCCGCATTATCGAGTACGCGGATGACTTGATTCAGCGCAAAATCGCGGTTCATCGCCTTGGTAAACTCCGTGAACGTGTTGATGTCCGTCAAGAGACGCGTATCGCCGACGACGTTGCCGCCGACCGCATCCGTGACGTTGTGGAACATCAGCATACCGTCGCGCACTGCCTGTTCAAGCTCGTACTGCTTGTAGTTCGTGTTGACTGTATACTCACCATCATAGATGGCGTTTGTGCAGCTTGCGTTGATCGCGCAGGACGCCTCCTTGCCGACGAGCCAGTAGACGAGGGAGCCCTTTTCCGCGCCCTTATCCTTGACGTCGTTCTTGACGGAGATAACGCCGTGATAGTTGACCTTCTCCTTGCCATGGATGACGAGCTGAAACTTTGCGCTCGTCGATTCGCGGCATCGCTTTGTAAAGCTGATGAGAAGCGATTTAATCGTCTCGTCTGCCCCCGCATAGCCGATGATATTGAAGTAGTACGGCTCGATATGCTCGAGGTAGCTCTGATAGTCTGCCACCGTCACGGCAGTTCCGTTCGTACCGTCCTTGAGCGGCAGCCCCGCCGTAACGGCGAGCGTCGCATCCTTTTTGAATACGACATAATCGTTATCCTCAAGGTCTGCGGCAGTCGCTACAGCGTCCTGCTTATCAACGGTCTTCATAACGTCGTCCGTCGTGAGATAGGTGTAGACGATGAATTTGCCGGTGTTATCCGGGTCGCTCTGTACGCTAACCGTGATGTCGTTGCCGCGCACGCCCGCACACTTCGCCGTTGCAAGCGTGTTCGACGCCTTCGCTCCATCGCTATTAAGACGATAGAAATAGCCGGTCTTGAGGTTCAAAAAGAGCTCCCGCAGCGGGCGCATCTTCTCGTGACCGTAGTCGTAGCCAAAAATCGCCTGACAGTTCTTTTGAAACTCCTCCGCTTCGACACGGAACACCGCGCCGCCGATGCCCCAGTCAAGGACGAGGGGCATTGTCCCATATCCGCGATCGGCGATGTCGGTCATCGCTCGGTCTTTACTGATAAAATTGATGTACGTTCCCGGCAGTTTCTTGTTTTGAAACAGCCACGTACCGCCGCCTAATGCCATAGTTGCCTCCTTACTCGTTAATGTCCTGCGCTACGGGCTGACTGAGCGCTTTCTTGAGCATCTCATCAACCTGTGCGTGCGTATAGAGCTGCCCCTCGTTCAAGAGACAGGTCAAAATATCTGCGTAGCGCTTATACTTTGCCGATTTGACGATGGTCTCACCGTCGAATGCGGCTTCCTGCTGCGGCTCTGCCGCCGTCTTCTCATCCGCCATGTTTTACGCCTCCTTTTGCGTTTAACGTCTGCATCTTCTCTGCGTGCGGTCGCTCCTTCAAAACGAACACGTTGTACGCGACGAAGAAGTGAAGAATCCCGTCCGTGACGCGATAACTCATTTCCTCCCCGCGCACCTGTGTTCCGTCCTCAAGTGTGATGTATTCGAGCGCCATAAAGAGCGCTTCCGCCATCTCGTGGATCTCTTTTCGGCTGTCTGTCACCTCGTCCGCATCGTTGAGGATGTACCAAATATCAAAGCGGTGCTCCTGCATGTACCGGTCGCCCAACACATGCGCGGAGCTCTGCTCAAGCAGCTTGAGACGGAAACACGGGAACTGCACATTGTTCTTCTTGAAATCCACATAGACGGGATAGCCCGTCAGTGCGTGAAGTTTCGCCCCTAGCCCCTCGATGATGCGGTTAATGTGTGTCATTGCTCCACTGCTCCAAATGTTTGTTGACTACCTTCTCCATAACCGTTTTCGCGCTTTTCTCCGTCGCATCAGCCGCCTTTTCTGCCATGTTCAGCCCATCGACAAAGCCCTTAACGAGGCGTTTTCCGAGAATAGGAACATAGCGCCCCGGTGTTTGTCTGTGCCCATCGTTGACGTAGGACGCGTA